CATTTCTTCCACTGTCATTTTCTTTGGTTCTTTGCGCTCCCAGATGAGTTCGAGGTTGCCTTTAATAAACACATCTTCTATGCGTCTGAGTGATTCCGGAGTAATCCTATAGACTTTAACGATGTCTCCTCCTGTATAACCTTCCCATTTCAAGTCATCATCATAACCGCCTATATGATTGCGTCCGCCTCTTCTCACTACCATCCCGGCCAATACAAGATACATTTCACCATTTCTTTGCTCAACTACCATCCCATCTCTCAGATCTGCCTTGGTAAATTCTTTGTCCATGTAATCACTCCATTCTAAGATTTTATAATTGTACTTTTCCGCAAAATCACGAGTCGAATATTCTCCGCTTCCGTAATAACACGTTCCTTCGTTGCGCATATAATTTGTATTTTTCAAATAACTTTCTCCGTTACACCACTTCATTCTATGTTCGTGCATCTGCTTACAAAAGTCTACCGCTTCCTCCTCAGTCTTACAGTACACCGCAATCTTATTGTCTTTATTTTTAAATTCGTTCCAATTAAATTTTTTCATCTTCCTACCTCACTATCTTTCGCACAATCCAATCCAAAAACACCACAAATAGCAGTATCGGGAATCCCGCAGCCATCAGGTAATCCGCACCTTCTAGTTTTACATCCTCTTCCAATCCTGCCTTTAAAGTAATCACGGTTCCCGGTCCCAATATGTAGTAAAGGGTCAAAAATGCGATTGTGATTAAAATGTCCATGTTATTCCTCCTTGTATGGTTCTGGAAGTGGCTGCCATGCTACAACCTTTTCATACCCCAATTCATCATTTGTACTAAACTCCGTATCAACAAATCCTAAACTTGTCGAATCGTAAATATCATGCCAAAATCCAAATCCATATTCACTATCATACTGGCAGAACATCGGCAAATCCTCTTCGTGATTTTCGACAATACACATATAGAATCTCATATCATCATCTTCTGGCAATCTATCTTCTACTGAAATCCAGTCTTTATCTTTCTTCCCGTCTTCATATCCGATCTGATACTGCTTTCTTCGACTGCAATCTCCGCAATTTGGAATATCGTCCATGTGAGAACGGATGATTTCCTCGATCTTTTTAGTTCCGATCGCTTTAAAGTATTTATGCGGTAATCCTACAGTAGACACTTTAATTGATGCATTTCCTATCTCTTCCAAAATCTTCTCTAGTACGTTCATTCCGTATCCTCCTTATCCACATACTTCTCCACGACATCTACTGCACAAGTCAGCCCGTAAATATAGCTTTCCAGCTCTTCTGCTGTTTTGCTCGCTCCGTGTTTTCGCTTTTCTTCTTTCAACGTTTCGTAGGCATCATTTTTCATGGATTCGATTTCTTCTAAAATCTTCTCTAATGCGTTCATCACTCCACCTCCAACAGTTCAAAATATTTTTCCAAATGCTCTTCTGAAATTTGGAATAATAATTTACTTTTCCATCACTTCCTCAAACAGTTTCCTCGGGAGTATCTTGCCACAATCGATACACTGTTTCCTGCGTCCTGCATAATCTGTAACATCTTCTGTTCCTCCGATCGGTTCGCCGTCAAAATCAAACAGCAACGCCCTATGTACTCTTTCAATCTGGTAATACCCTCTGTTGGAACCACAAAATGGACATTTCTTCAATTCTTCCATGCTATTCACTCCAATCCAATCTCTGACCGCAATGATTGCAGCAATCAAAATCCCAATAACGAAGCATTTTTATATCTGCCATATTTCCAAAAAGTTTTTTGCATCCAGGACACGATGCTTGTCCATTCCAGTTTTCTACTTTCTTCGGCAACTGCTTTTCCAGTGCTTCGATTGCTGTGCAATAAACCTCAATATCACTTTCCAAATAACTGTTATCTTGTTTCTGGAAAAATGCTTTATTATGCTTTATCATTTCTCTTTTCGCATTAATCTCAACTTGAAGCCTTCCTATCGCTTCTCTAACTTTCTTCTCATCCATCTAATTTTCCTCCCGTTATTTCCAACCATAAACCGCTCTCTCCATCTTTTTCATACAGGAAATCCGTCTCTATCCCGCAGACCGCCAACTCATTCATTGTCCTCACGCAATCCTCTGCATCAGCGCATTTGATCGTGTCGCCTTTTCGCAAGCGCGTTTCTTTCACTTTTGGCATTAGTCATTCCTCCGTATCGTCATCTCAATTCCAATCTCATCTTTTATCATCCTCGTATATTCATCCCATGTTGCCATATCGTCCACCAGACACTCTGCTTTCAGGTTCATTCTGTCGATAAATCTCTTGCACCGTTTCCCAGCAAAACCGAACTCATCATGCAGCGTTGCGACTGCGATCACCATCATTGTGTCCAGTGTCATGTTTTTAATCTTCTCGCAGGCAATGTTCAGCTCTTTTCTGGTTAAGGCTGTGTTGATTCCTGTGATATTCCGAAACTGGATTTCTTTTTCCAGTCCCTCGATACCGTCTTTTTTTACAATCTCCCTTGCCAGAATCAATCCCTGTGATCTACCTGCTGTATAATCATCAACTTTTCCCATGTCTACACCTCATATCTTTACAAAAATACAATTCCGTCCCTCTCTTTGTCTTTACATACTCAAAATCTCCGATAATTTCCCGTCCGCAGGAAGAACAGATATGTACTTCATTTTTCTTCGGATTCTCTTTCTTTTTTTTCATAGCTTACTGTAAATACCTCCGCATCAATATCCGGTTTGGATTCTGGATTGTGCGGTTTATGCTGCAACTCTGCTTTACCCAGCGCTCATAAAAATCCATGTATTCACCGATTCCCTTAAACTTATCCTTTATCAATTTATTGATTTCGGTCTTTTCATACTCCGATTCTTGAATCAATCCTCTTTCTTTCATAAAACGCTTCATCGTCCTGATATCGGCATCGATTCCGCTCTTTTTCGAAATTTCTTTGTATATATGGGTAATTATGCACCCCTCTTTAAGCATTTGCTTTATTTCGTCCAAATACGGCTCGTATAAATCTCTTTTTCTTTCCTGCATTTAATCATCTTCTTTCATTTCATTGATAACCGGTGCCCATGATATTGCCAAGTTTTTGCAGAAATTCAACATAACATGATCATCCCTGTACTTCTCAATAATCCCATCGACATCTGCATTGTATTGACTCATTGAGCCGGTACCTTTATAATTTTTATACGCTTTCCAGAACAAATTCTGGATATCTGTTATTTTTTCGTGCATATTCGCTCCTTTGTTACCAAAATTAATTTAAAGTTACATTTTTTTGTAACCGTTAAAACCCTTGTATTTACTGTGTTTATAGGCATTTTCTAGCTATGGTTACCAAGTTACCACTACTTTTCCTATATAGAGTGCTTCATGTGTTTTATTTCCCACTTTTATAAAAGACATATGTGAGTGAAAACCGATGGTAACCATGGTAACTGGTAACCTTTTACTTAAACGGAAGCTCTTCTTGCGCATCTTCAACCTTTACAAATCCGTCAGAATCCATGCTTTCATCCAATTTCAACCAGACGCATCTCGCTGATGTTCCATTTATTTTTTTTATTTTTGTCTGCCGTCCTGCCTGCACTTGTATCAATGCCTTTTTATCCGCCCACGAAAGAAAAGACTTCTTCGAAAATCCACCGTCTTTACATACTTGGTCAAAGGCTGAACTGTAAAAAATAGCATATCCATTTTCAAGAATCCCCCATTTTTCACAGTTAGTAACTGTATCAAATCTCTGACCGTTCATCGCTACTTTGTCCTGAATGAAGTGATAGCACCGCTCATTGTCAGACAGCTCATTTCGGTCTATAAGCACCTGTTTCGCTTCGTCCATTGAAATATACTGCCCATCCTTAAAAATAAAATCTGTGGCTATTTTATCGGCTGTCAGAACAATAGAAAGTGAAATACTCTGCTTCTGCATCTTATCCGTGTTAAATAATTCCTTCTGAAACTCTTTCTGGATAGAACGAATTTCATCTTCTCCCATTTCTTTGATGATTTCCACGAACTTCTTGCCCGCATGTCCGTAATTCCGTTTTACCGTCTCCGCTGTCTTCTGCGGATCCTGATAAATCTTTTCACCACACTCAACCTCCAGAATTCTGTTGATTGCACCGCCCTGACTGACGTAGCTGCTAAGCGGTCTCTCACCGTTGCAGATCATTACATTCCGCCACCGATTCTCTCGATTGATTCCGAGGTCTTTGTTTGACCGGCTCTTTCCTTTTCCGGAACACAGATCATAAACAATTCCCTCGAAGTTATCCCTGATTCTTGCGGATGTTTTGCTCGTATCGTCCAGAAACATCGGAAGATGATTCAGCATATCCGCTTTCGCTTCCAGTGCAACGTCCGTTGTTTTAAAGTCTCCAATATATCTGCTTTCGTCTGGATTCGCCCACACAGATGCGGCTACCATGAGAGAGACTGTCTTTCCGCCCTCAGTTTCACCCCACAGATCCACGAAGAAAGGGAGTCCACCCAGAATATAAACCAGCACACTTGCGAATGATGCAGCCAACAGGAATTTTACCTCCATTCTTCCAGTTTCCCTCAGTTCTCGAACGTGATTCAACCACACATCGAAACTGCCATGCTCCGACACGCTTTCAAAGGTCTGCTTAAACCGATTGTCCCCATCAAAAATAATATCAGTATCATAGGGGATAAACTGATCATTAATCCACCCAAGTTTACTAGTGGAATACTGCACATCTATGTAATCATCGTTTCCATTTTCTACGTCAGCCAGATACTTGACTAGCAATTTTGCATTTTCTGACGTAACTGCAATCCCTCTTCCGGATAATGCCACGATCTTATTCGCTGATGTGATCATCGTTTTGGGGACCACAATATCGTGCCACTGGTTATTTCGCCTGTACGACAGTTTTATTTGCTCTTCCCCGGTCTCCAAGTTTCGCAGCCGCTCTACTGGCAGGATCGGGTGGTAGCAAGCTACTTCATCGACCCTTCCGGAATTCTGTGCGAACACGCCGCGATCATCCGCAATCCAGGCGCCGCAATACATACGATCGTGAGGTCCTGTGAAATTCGTATAGTTATCTACTGTGCAAACAGTTCTGTTTTCCCGTTCCTGTCTCTTCATTTCTCGGTCAGCCTGATTGTATCCTTTCAAAATCTCTTCAAAATCCGACTTGACGCCCAGCTGTTTCGCTCTTCTGATAAGCTGCACTTTTGTTTTTGATCGGAGAATCGGATCTTCCATTTCAAATAATTCAATGAAAACTTCATCATCCAATATGCTGTCTGCATCAAATTCGTTTATTTCTTTCACTTTCTCGCCTCCTTCTCGTTTAATATTTCGTATAAGTACAACTGATATTGCAGAGCATTGCAGCAATCGCACCATACCTCGCTGAACGGTTCTGATTTATTCATATAATCGCGGTACACATCAATCAGAACATTATTCAGCTCTCTTTTTTTCCGAAGCTTTTCCTCTTCTCGCTTTCTCTGTTCTGCCTTCTTCCGGCTCCTGTATATCGCCAATTTCGACTGGAATGTCGGCTTTTCATAAGTTCCACCAAGACTCTGGAACGCTTCTTTGAAATCGACATGATCAATTAGCTGCACGAATGTAAAGATATCTCCATTTGTTCCGCATCCGAAACAATGGAAGCTGTCTGGGTAGATTTTTAATGATGCTCCCTTGTCTCCTTTGTGGAACGGGCAGTGAATAAACCCCGCCCGATTTACATGGAACCCATATCTTTCCACAATCTCTCTCATGCTGTGTGAATGTTTAATCTCTTCTTTATTCATGTCTTTCGTCCAATAACTCAATAATCTTCTTTCCGGTATCGTTTTTCTCGCAAAACAAGAATTCGCATTCATACTTCCTCTGGATGGTACATAGGACTTTGTACAGAGTTCTTCCGGTCATTGCTTTCGTCTTAACAGTTTCCCATTTCCCTGTTTCTTTGTTCCGTTGCCGCTTCGCACCCCTCGGATTTTCCCACCAGATAACATCTTCCAAAGTTTCAATATCTTTTCCGTGCTCAACAAGAAATATGATTTTAATTCCATTTTCATTTGCTTTCACCAGTTCTCTTCTGAATCTTTCGTGGTCTTGACAAACATTGCAGCACACCTCTGTTAAATTCTGTTTTCTGTCAACGACAAGACGTGGGTTGTCATAGTTCATATAATCTCCGACCATTAACTTAGATACTGGATGCTTCACGCCTTTCTCATCAAATGTTTTTATGATTTTTTTAATCGCTCTCGATTTTTCCCTACTGTCTATTTGTATAACCAATAAAATCACTCCTAATTAAACGGCATTTCTTCGTCGATTACTCCGTCCGGAATATTTACGAACCCATCATCATGTGATTCTGATACTCTGTTAGCTCCTGAATTTTGCGAGTTCTTACTCTCTGCGAAACCGACTTGCTCCGCAACAACGTCTGTTGTATAAACCTTTACCCCGTCATTGTTTGCATATGATCCTGTCTGAATTCTTCCGGATACTTCAATTTTCGTCCCTTTCTTAAACCACTTTTCAATGAATTCTGCTGTTTTTCCGAATGATACGATGTTTATAAAATCCGCTGATTGCTCACCGTCCTTATAAAATCTCCTGTCTACAGCAATGGAAAATCTTGCAATCGAAAGCCCTGCATCTGTATATCTGATTTCTGGATCTCTGGTTAATCTACCTGTTAAATTTACGCTGTTCATTATTTTGCACCTCCGCATTTTTCTTTTACTTTTTCCCAGTTTTTCAAAATATTATCGTAATGTTTATATTTCATTCCTTCGAATGAGCTAAGGCTGTACAAAGATAATAACTTATCTGCATCAACCCCATCTTCCTTACATCGACTCTCAATAGCAGAGCGTTCTGCGCTGCTTAATAGCTCATTACTCGTGTTTTTTGACTGCTCGCCGGACTCTTTTGATTCTAATTGCCTTACTGTCGCTTCTGATTTACATGATTTTGCAGGTTTGGCTGCTTTTCCTTTCAGTTCTTTGCTGCATTCCTGATCTGGATCATCACCAGTGATAATCTTATAAGCTTTCAACAATGCGTATTTATCCGCATATGTCATCGCTTTCCCCGGTGCCTTATCCTGTGAATCTACTCCATCACCATACGTTTTGATGTCAATGTACTCTTCTGGCATTTCAGCATTAACGAATCTATATGTAGTTTCGATTCTCATAAATAACTGTCTAACTTCGTTGCCCTTTGAATTGACTGAAGTTAAAACGGATGTGTCCATAATATGTCGGTTGACAGGATAACTGTAAACACCGTGTTTTTCTTCGATTGGTTTTACAGCGGCCAGAACATCTGCTTCGCCTACGGCCTTGTAAGAATTTTGCCCCCAACCTACATTCAGATTTTTCGCAACAGCTGTGATTTCTGCTGTAATTGCACTCATTTTTTGATATATATTCATATTCATTCCTCCTTCATGATCCTTGTAATATTTAAAAGTGCCTGCGTCAGATTTGCTATATCCCTTGTCTGGTAATATGTATTCACCTCCCCATTCTCAATCATCCCGAGACGCTCATCCAATAGATCTTCAATTCTCTCCTTGCGCTGCTGCATCGTAATCATAGAGCCACCTCCTCGTACACCCAATTTCCGGAAAAATACCACAGCACAACTGTGACCACCGCCATGTAAAAACTCTCAGCTTCTTTCATGATCTGCATAAATGTTTCCTGTTCTCTTTCCGTACCATTGTTTATTCGTTCGCAGGCGTAAGAAAAGGCATCTTCGTCATGCACTTTCTTTCCTTTCTCTGGTCCGATACCTACATACATCATTCGTCCTCCGTCTTGTCCACTGCCATTTCCAGCAATACCCCAACTAAAATAATTGCATCATCTAGTTGCTTATCTGTTGCAATACCGTCAAACAAATCGTAATCTCCATCAGTAACAAATCCGTTTTCTTGTGCGGTTAAAAATATTCTGCTACCGTAGTTCGAAAATTCAATGTTTACGTACGGATACCCATTCCTACCTTCTCCACGCTCTTGAATCTCAAGAATTAAGTCTAAAAGTTTATGTATTTTTTCTCTATCCATTGCTTATCCTCCTAAAATCTGTTACTATATTCTTGATTTTTTGTCAGAGTACCTACGGCTCCCCAGCCTTTTTGTAGGTGCTCATTTTTAATACCCAAACACCAGATACCACGCCAGTAGCACCAAGATAAACCCGATCACCATCGCACCAGCTCTGATCCAATAAGGCTTGTCCTCTTCTTCCGGCAGATCTACCGATACTGACCGGATATCCCAGCTATTTAAAGTGTTGGGTTGCTGAGTGGTCTGGCAGTGGTAGGTTCCTTTAATTTCCATGTTCTTCCTCCTTTAATTTCACGGATTTTCTTCCTTGATACTCCAGTTCCCTGCAGTAATTGTTTAAACAGGCGATTGCGTGCAACTTTTGCTCCTCAGAATACCAACCAACCCTTTCTGTGGATTCCAGCGTCTGGATGAATTTCTCAATATGATTGATTGTCAGCCTTTTCACAGCTTGTCCTCCCTTCTACCGCCTAGGCGGTTTCCTCTTCTGTCCTCTTTTCGAGTGTGTAATCAATTTTCACATGTTCCTGTTCTTCGATAAGAGATATCAACACTTGTATGATTTTTTCCATATCTGGTTTCATGTCATCACCTATCTTCCTCATAGTTTCTTTCGGTCAGAACTTTCCGGTTTAGCTTTTCTGCAAACAGTTCAGCGTCCGGCAGGTCTCTGATCTCCACCTCTTTACCGTTAATTACTACGATGTTTTTTATAGTCACTTGCACCACCTCTCTAATATGTATGACGGATGGATTGTCCGAGATATGTTGTCCATTCAATCCTATTTGCGCTTAGTTCCAAACCTATCAATTATCAAGTCTGCCACCTAGGTAACAAAGTCCATGTTGACATCAAGTAAATGATCAACAGCTTTTTGGATAATGCTCATAGATTCCCGTGTCACTACAAGACTTGTAACGATTGATGTTATGATCGAGCAGATAACGCTTGCTATTACAATTTCCATGTTAGTCCTCCAATTCTATAACCAGCGTGTCAATAAGGGTTCTTATTGTTTTCACAGGTTTTTCCAAAAATTTTGGGTCTTCTCCGGAAATGCTTCCAGGTTCATATATATTTGTTGCTGCCACCGCGCCTTTGTGATATACAACTTTCACGAGTACATCGTCGCCAATTGCATTCGCAAGGTCTGACAACCTCAACCCTGATGGCTTGTCTGCCTTAATAGTTCCAACTTTGATATCGGACGGCTTAGCGTCCTTATCAAAAATCAGAACATCCATATTCACTGTAAGATCTGCGATATCACATCTCTCTTTCTGTTCTAATTTGTATGATTTCACGCAGTTAAGTTTCTTGCCGTCTAAAATTACCCCTTTTTCTATTTTTACAGTGCTAAACATTGTGTTTTCACTCCTTATTTAAATTCTGACTGAAGTGCTTCTATCTTCGGAATCAATTCTTCCAGAGATTGACTTATCTTCTGATCATTTTTCTGCGAATCCATGTAGTAATCATGAATAGTTGAATACTGTCTTGACATATTCGCAACTGAAAATGAAGCAAAAATCACAAAGACAACAAGTGTTACAAGCAGATAGAGGGTCTTATGTTTTAGGCTATCTACTTCTGTTTTAAGTTCTTCTACCTCTTTTTTAAACGCATCAAACTCAATTTGATCCATTCTCTGCGATTGAGCATTGAATGTTGATCAGCACATTATAATATGCCATTTTCAGAAAAATAAATAGTGCAGAAATAATACAGGGATCTTCCATCCCCGAACCCCTGGAATCCTTGTTATAACAGTAATAGAAAAAATTATTACCGTTATAACAAGGCTAAAAATGGGATGTTTTAATTTTCCGAATTCTGCAAATTATAGCATCAAATAAAATGCGTTGTAACACATTGAACATCTTTCCTGTACGCTTTTCCGCTTCTTGAACGGAATCCATTCCCGGTGTTCCCGGACTGCCACTCCAACACATTTTCCTTTTCCTCCTTTTCTCCTATGCCACTCCGTATTTAATAGCCAACTCTTTTACGATAGCCGTATATCCCTCAATCAGTTTCTTATCATCAGCAATCACATCAAGATAATTCAATTTGTCTCTTCTGGATTTGCAAACACCCTCATCTGCCATTCTTCTACGTTTGTTTGTGAGTCTCTGCTTTACATTCACTCCCATACGTTTTTCTAACAACTGATAGGATTCTGCCCTTACATCTTGATAAGACTTGCTGTCTCCGCACTCCATACCAATTTTTCTCAAGCTTCTCTGCCTGACGCTTCTGCTCAATTTCCAAGTTAATCATGACCTGCAACTGCGGTGAGAGCTCTTGCGTGGCAAGAGATGCCGCTTTGTATTTCTTTTCTACCCGAATGAAATATCTGCGTACTTGCTTTCCTTTTTCATTCCGCTCAAGCATTGCCATTTCTTTGGCGGTGTCTAACTTGATGATATGGTCTTTTTTAGTCTGACCGGAAGGTGCGCAAATTTGAGCGGCTTCAAAATCTTCGTTTTCTACGGCATCAATATCGTTTAATCTACGTGTAGACCAGTCTTTATAAGGCGTCCTCACTCCCAGAACTTCATGCAGTTCTGAACCGTATACAACTTTTTTCTCCTGTGCTTGTCTCGTATACTGGGACAAGTTCGTTTTCAATTACTTTTAATTCGTTCATTTGATCTCCTTTTGTACATTTTATTTAGTTCCTTTTCAATTTTCATAAGACGCACTACGCTTACAGCTTGTACTATTGTTGCTGCAATAGTAGCGATACTTCCAAGTACTTCCAACATCACTCTTCCATCTCCTTTTCCATCAACTCAAGCTGTTCCATCTTCACTCCGTCACGGATTAACTGCTTTCCTCTCTTCTCATGGCATCTGAGTTGATACAGGTACTGTCTCCTCTTATATTTAATGCGCTGTTCCTATATAAAAAGCTGTGCGGCATCAGATTGATTCAATCTTTCAATTTCCTGTTCTACCTGTTCATCTGTTAAAAAATCTTTTCTTGTTTTCATTTTTTCTCCTTTCTAAAATCGGTTTGTTTCCCTTTGAAACTTGAAAATATTTTAACTTCATGTTAAAATATTTTCATAATCATTTAATGTGGAGGTTTTTAAAATGGGAAAGCTTATTTCTATTAATTCTTTTCCTCAAATTCATTTCAATTGCGGTAAATCGGATACAGCAGATGAAAATATGTTGCTTGTAATAGATACGCTTCTTCGAGTAATGAACGAAGTTCTCCCTATACAAAGCGTTTCAACCACAATAACTATTCAGAAGGAACGGGAATGCCCCGCTTGTTTTAAAGAGTCAGATTTGATTATCTTGAACTCAAATCCATCCTCGTGGTCACGACTTGCATATCAGCTTGCTCATGAAATGTGTCACACAGTCATTCATGGAAAAGTACAACAGAATTTACGATGGCTTGAAGAGTCCATTTGTGAACTTTCGTCATACTATTTTTTACCAAAACTTTCCGAATATTGGCAAAATACCGCCATTAACCTAATGACTGCAGACGGACAATTGTACTATCCTTGTTTTAAAACTTATGTTGAAAATGATGTGCAAAAAGCAATTCCATTTGAAATATCGCAGCTTTGTAAAACACCAAAAACACAGCTTGCAAAAAAATTAGATTCTGATCCATATCTGCGAGATATGAATTCGTATATAGCTAACCGATTGCTTCCTATTTTTCAATCGCATCCGAATACTTGGAGTGCTGTTCCACTTCTCTGCAATATAAGTGATACAAGTTCTTTGTCGGATGCTTTACTGGAATGGATATCCATTTCCGCTGCAGAATGTCGTAGCGCATTAATCGAAATTTCAAATATTTTCGGTTTGTCAGAATCTATAAAGTAGATTCTGGCTTTCCTGAAACTCCTGGTTCCATCCCACAGTTCATATCTATAATAGGTCTTTCTCCAATTTCTTTAAAAATACGCTCTTCCATCTCCTTGACCGGAATATCTTCTTTTAGAATTTTTAATAAATATTCTTCTCTGTTTTCTGTATCTACGCCTATCTTCATTTTTCACTTTTCCTCCGCAAAATCCATCGGGTTTACTCCAAGAAATCTGCATATAACAAGTGCTTCATCAAACGATAGCAGACGAGCTCTTTTTTTATTTGCAAGGCTGTCATACAACGCCATGTACGGAATACCAGTTTCTCTTGACATTGCCGAAAGATTGACTGAGTTCTCTTGCACATACCTTGCTAAACTCTTTGTAGCTCCCATTTTTATCACCACATTTCCTACTACTCTGCCCTCTACCATTCCGATAAGTCAGCAGTCATCACCATATCAAACAGTTCATTAAACGTGTCACTGTAATACAACGGCTGCACTTCTTTCTGATTATGAGGACTGACTGCATTCTCGCCGTATTTCAAACCTTTCTCCGTCAGTGATTTGAACTTCTTCACCATTCCCTTACTGGACTTGCGTTCCTTTTCTTCCAAGATTCCGGCAGATAGAAGCTTCTTATTGAACTGCACTGCACTGATTCCGAGATTATTTTCTTTCAGTAGTGCTGTGAGTGACTTCATTTCCCTATTGCCGTTGAACTCATAATTCGGTAAGAATCCTGTCGGAATATGGTAAGAATCATAGAACCCTTTCAGCATCAGCAACTTGCTTGCATCGTTCATTCTTAACATGCTTGCTACCACTTCCAGTGATTCCACCTGTTCTTTTAATGGAATGCCAACGTACTGTGTTCCCTTTTCGATGAAATCTTTCATCTTCTCGAATGCTTCAATATATGTAGCTGTGAAAATGACACCTTTCTTTCCGGTCATTTTGTTGGCGATCATGTCGCATCCTTTCTTTGTGCAGAGGTAACATGGTCTTACTTCTCCCTTTGAATCCGTGTAAGCTGATTCGATGAAGAAATCAACCAAAGCAAAATTGCTTTCGTTAAGATGTTTCATGTACCCTTTGATTTTTCTTATTAAATCTGAATGGTTCATCTGCACCATCATTGCTACTTCTCTACTGTCGGTGAGTAGCTGACCGTTTTGTTCAAATACTGTTAAATTGTTCATTTGATTCTCCTTTACAATTTCTTCGGTTTAATAAACTTGTCCGTATTCACTTCCAGTGCTCCGCAGATCAACTCGTATTCTTCAAATTGCAATTTTCTATTTCCGTTTAATGATGAACAAAGCTTTTCTTTCGATATCCCTGTTTTTTGTGAAACAAAAACCTGCTTAATTCCTTTTTCATCCATGTAAGCCTTAATTCTTTCACCTACACACATTCTGTAATCACCTCTTTCATTTTTCGATTCGTTCGAACTAATTTCATTATAACTTCGAAATATTCGAATGTCAACACTAAAATTTCGATTTTTTCGAACTTTTTTTATTGAAAATATAATTTCCATGTGTTAATATAGAAGATGCAAGGAGGAAACATAATGAGTTTAGGAGAGAAAATAAAAGAATACAGAAAAAAGAAAAACATGACTCAAAAAGAACTTGCGAATTTAATAGGTGCAAAACATAATTCAATAAGCGATTGGGAAAACAACAAGAATAAACCAGACGCTGATACTATAGAAAGATTATGTGAAGTGCTTGAAATGATACCAAACGACTTTTTTGGAAATTATTCCAGAGAGGAAAGTGGAACATTAGTTGGACGGATAATGAAAGATCAAGAGATTATTAATATGATATCTTGTTACTATTCTTTAGACGAATCCGACAAGAAAGCCATAAAGCATCTTATCGAATCGCTTTCTAAAAAGGGTAAGCAATAGCCTACCCTTTAAGAAACGATCTTATCACATAATAAAGATACTCTAATTTTGCAGTATTACTTATACCGTTGATAAGTTCGATAATTTTGCTTTTGTAATCCATTTTGCCATCCCCCTAACTGCAAAAACACTTGTTCGAAATCCCTAGTAATATAATACTATCAGGGAGAACAAAAATCAATATTTATTCGAACATTTGTTCTAATATTTTATAGGACTTGATGGCAGATTTTAATTTAATATGGTATAACCGCTTCGGCGTTTATATATAAATTGTGGGAAAAAGTACAGGAGAAAAGAGGGAGACTAATGCAATTTATAGGTTTTATTATTGTATTAATACTTATTGGAGTCGCAATTAAAATATGGCCTGTTTTTGTAGTATTGGCGCTTATTTTTATTGCATGGAAAATGTATGAACTATTTTATTATAAAAGTGGAAAGTTTTTACAAATAAAAGACAGAATAGAGTCATACATAAATGATTGCAATGAATTGAACAGTCATATCGAACGTCTGAAACATACACAACTTGTTTCGACCCAAACAGACTATGGCGACGCGCTTTATAGAGATAGGAGTAAATGGAACTACAAGCGGAAACACTTAAATAATCAGGAGTATTTGCCGAACATCCACGACTGCTCTCGTACTGTGTGCAATAATGCAAAGAAAAAGCCGTTTGAGTATATATGTAAATATTTCGGAATAAAGGCGACTGAAGAAAATTTGTCTGCTTTCGAAAATATTCTGAATAATTTTGAAGCTGCTGAAGAGGGAAAAACTAAACTAAAAACGGAAAAAAACGGAATAATTGAAAGTATTCAGAGTGAAGTTCCCTTACTTATAAGGAAAATAGGTAAAGCAAAGCTTGAAAGAGAACTCGGGTTTGACGAAATTGATATGGGGACTGCGTATTTTCCGAAGTATATTTTTAAATATGTAAGCCCTGGTGGAAATGCTTCTACTCAGTGCGATGTTGTGATGGATATTGATAATCTGAATCGTTTTGTGATATTTCTTTCGGAAAAAATAAAATTCAATAAAAGCGCAGCCGGCCAACGAGCACTCATGACAAGTAAGCTGAGACAGAAAATTAAAGAACGTGATGAATTTACATGCAAAAACTGCGGTGCATCCGTAGAGAAAGAACCAAATTTACTGCTTGAGATAGACCATATAGTTCCAATTTCTAAAGGTGGGCTGACAACAGAAGATAATCTTCAGACTCTTTGTTGGCGTTGCAACCGTAAAAAAGGAGCTAAAATAATATAACCGCGTCAAAAAGTACACTGACTCTGCTGCCGGCATGAGTACGGAAGACCTGATGAATTCTCTCGATTCTTTAGGATAATAAAACAAAAACCGCCCCAGTGTTACCAGCACTGAGACGGAAATGTCGCAAGACACGCTACCAACGAGCCTTGCACCCGTAATCAATACGGGTATCTCACCATAAGACTATCGCTCCGAAGAATGCAATAGTAAGCTCAAGAATATTGTATCATCTTCGGAGCAGCTACGCAAGCGGAACGTTTGTTTTGCGCTGGCTGTTATTTTTGTACCAATTTTAAATATATTTTACAAAAGGAGAGTGATACGGAATGCCAGAAAAAATACTACGGTGCGCCATATATATCCGAGTATCCACATTTGAGCAGAGTGTACATGGTAAGTCTTTACAAGCCCAGAAAGAATGTTTGGAACAATACGCAACAGACAACAACATGTCTATAGTAAGTGTCTATGCGGATGAGGGAAAGACTGCAAGAAAAGAACTGAAGAAAAGAAAGGCCATACATGCTCTTGTAGAGGACGTGAAAATGGATAGAATTGATGTAATACTATTCTGGAGATTGGATAGATGGTTCCGAAACTTGTCAGACTTTTATAAGGTACAAGATGTACTTGATGAGCATGGGGTGCGCTGGATATCTGTATCCGAACCTGGTATAAACATGGAGACGCGGGATGGACGATTGCAGTTAAATGTAGTACTCTCAATCGGGCAAAATGAAGTAGATACCACATCGGAGCGTATTAAATTTGTAAACGAATCATCTATACGGCAGAAAAAGTTAATATTTGGAGATGCAAATATGCCATTAGGGTATAAAACTGGAATTGTAGATGGGAAGAAATGCATGGTTAAAGATCCGGAAACAGAACACATGGTGGAAGATTTTTTTAGATACTTTAAAAACCATAACACCAAAAAAGGTGCTATCCGGTACATGCAGGAAACCTACGGGATTGATTTTAGCTATAGCATGTTACGGACAATGTTATCCAGTGAATTTTATAAAGGAACGTACAGAGGGTACCCTTATTGTCCAGCATACCTGTCAGAAAAAGAATGGAATGAGATGCAAATTATATCGAAAAGAAATATTAAAAACACGCCGTCTGGTAGAATATACCTGTTTACGGGTTTGATGCGCTGTCCTGTATGCGGACAGAAATTAGTCGGTACCGGATGCTCATCAATTATAGATCGTAAAACACGTGAAAAAAGGACGTACTGCTACTACCGTTGCAATAGAGCACTTATCGATCATATTTGCACGTATAGGCATAGGGTAAGCCAAAACCTTGTCGAAAAATATTTGCTCGAAAATCTCGAAAGAGAATACGAAAAGTATAAAGTACGCAGCAACCAGATCGGTGAAGAGCTAAAAAAGCAAAAGAAAGCAAAAGATCCAGAAAAGCTGAGAAAAGAAATGGAACGATTAAATTTGTTATTTCAAAAGGGGAGGATTTCTTTCGATTACTACGATAAGGAGTACCAAAGATTAGAGAAAGAATATTCCGTTTCTGCTGATTTTCCAGAGGAAGAAGAGACGAGAAACCTTCATTATGTAGAAGAACTATTAAAAACTGACTTTCGCCAGATGTATGATTCGCTGTCTCCGGAAAACAAGCGTTCTTTTTGGAGATCAACGATACAGGAGATTTACCTAAATGATGACAATACGATTAAGGCTGTAGATTTTTTATAA